CTGATATATGGAGTCCTGTTTATCCTCCATGTGCTGAAACTGGATATAAGTGGGTTCCATATGAATTTAAATGGATTAGAAATATTGGAACACATATGATTAAAGAAATTACAATAACTTGTGGTGGAACCTTATTACAACGTTATACTGGCGAGTATATTGCTGCTATGGTTGATAGGGATTTTACTAAAGAGAAAAAAGAATTATTTAATAAAATGTCTGGAAATGTTATTGAATTAAATGAACCTGGAATGGCATTCTCACGTTTATCTTCATATCCTAGCGCATCATATACTACCTCTACCATTGGTGCTGAACCATCTATTAGAAGTAGACAAATTTATATACCTATTAATTCTTGGTTTACACTTAATCCTAATTGTGCTTTCCCTTTAGTTGCTTTACGAAATAATGAATTAAATATTAATGTTACTATGAGACCTATACAAGAATTATTTACAGTTAGAGACCCTTTTGATATTACTTATAATTACCCTTATGTTCAACCTGATTTTACTTTAGATAGATTTCAAATGTATAGATATTTACAAACTCCTCCTTCTGGTTATATTAGAACATCAGAATATCCTTCTACTCTTTCTACTTGGAATGCTGATATTCATCTTATATCAACATATTGTTTCTTGTCTAAAGATGAAACTGAACATTTCGCTAAAAATGATCAAGTTTACCTTGTTAAAGATGTATTTGAACATAAATTTGAAAATGTTACTGGTTCAAAAAAAATTAAAATTAATACTAATGGCATGATTTCTAACTGGATGTGGTTCTTACAACGTAATGATGTTAATCTTAGAAATGAATGGAGTAATTATACTAATTGGCCATATGATCAATTACCTAATAATATTAAAATCGCATCGCATCTTCCTATTCCTGGAATGACTGATCTTTCATATGGTATGGCTGTTCATCCTAATGTAGATACTATATCACATACTGGTATTTCTATTACTGGTGATTTTCATCCTGAAAATCGTAAAGAAATTTTAGAAACAATGGGAATATTATTTGATGGACAATATAGAGAAAATTTATTAGCACGTGGTATATACGATTTTCTTGAAAAATATACAAAAACTTCTGGTAATGCTAGTGATGGATTATATTGTTATAATTTTTGTTTGAGCACAGATCCTTATGATTATCAACCTTCAGGTGCTGTTAATATGAATAAATTTAAAACAATTGAACTAGAAATTAATACCGTAGCACCCGCTATTGACTTTGATAATTCTAGTTACGACATCTTATGTGATAGCACTACTGGAGAACCTCTAGGAACACGTAAAGCATCGTGGAGATTATATCAATATAATTTTAATCTTACTTTATATGAAGAAAGATACAACGTTTTATCTTTTGTTGGAGGAAATTGTGGAATGTTATATTCACGTTAATTTAATCATACAATATATATAATTATTATTATATATATAAGTTTTTTATGGATACAAATAACGATAATAATTCATTTAGTAGTAATAATGAAATTAAAGAAACTAATTTTCAAACTGCTAATATTATTCACAAAATGAAAAAAATAAAAAAAAACAAAAAAAAGAAGCAAAATATTCAAAATATTGAAGAGTTTGATATTTTAACTAATGATAATACTACTCAAGAAACTAAAGAAAAAGAAATAGAAAAAGAACCTTCTTTTCTTGATAAAGTTAGATCATTTCTTAAATTAAAAAAGGATAATATTGAATCTTTTGAAGACCATGAATACGAAGGGAAAGATTATGTTACTGACCCTGACAGATTTGATGATTCATTTATTTTAAAAAATATTCATAAAATTTATAACGATATTAATTCTTTTAATACCTATATTGCTGAAAAAGTTTTAATTATTTCAAATGGAACACATAGTGACAACGATGTTACACTTATACGTAACTTTATTGTTTTAATTGAGTGTTCATTATTTAGTTATGTTGCTGTGTATAATTGGATATTCTTAATGTTTTATGCTGATGAAAATCATATTAAAATACCTAGAGTATCTGTCGATGGAGCATATGAATTTATTAATCCTACAGCAGAAGAAATATCAAAAAGAACCTCAACAGAACGAACTCAATCTGGTTTATTAAAAATGTTTTTATTCCTTTTTGATGTTGCTTTATGGTTCCCACAACAAGTTGAAACATTAATTTTAGATGTTTTCCCTGGAATTACTGGATGGTTTTTAAATGGACCACTTATATTTATTATGGTATTTCTAATCATTTTTTATTGTTCTAAAAAATTCGCAATTACTATTAGGGATTTTTATACTTCATTACTTAGTAACAGTAAATCAAATAATTTAATTAATCTTATGTATACGATTACACTTATTTTATTTATATTGTTTGCTATTAGTTACTATAGTGTTACTAATATATTTGGTATATGTGTTCAATTATTACGCATGATTTTTGTTATGCTACTTTCCGTTCCTTGTGCTGCTTTATATATTGGATTATATTTACTAATATATTCATTATTTGCTATACCTATCTTTGGGTGGAAAGAAGGGGTTTCATTTCAAAAAGTTCATGATTATATTACTAATAGAACTAGTGGATTTGAAGATGATGATAGTTGCTTGAATAGTGGTGGAGTTATGGGTATTATTTATGCATTACTTAGACAATTATGTAAAATTACTGATTTTGTCAAAGACAAATTGTTATTAATTTTATATTTTGTTATTTCTTTATATGCTGCTACAGACCTTACTAAAGCATTATCTATTAAAATGGAAAATAGAACCATTCTTATTATTCTTTCTATGGGTATTACACTTATTGTTGGTGTATTACTTTACATATCTATTATTGCTGAAACTAAAGATTTTTCAAAATTAAATAAAGTTACTGATTTAACCGATAAACAAAAAGAAATAATATTTGGTTCAGTTGAAAAACAAAATTTAGGTGTTGATACAAATAATAATATATAATATTATCTCTTATTCGTAAATAATTATATAAATACTTATTTTCATATTTATATAATTAAATGGATAATTTACCCTTTGTTTCTGTATGTACACCTACATTTAATAGAAGACCTTTTATTCAAAATATGTTTGAATGTTTCAAAAATCAAGACTATCCAAAAGATAAACTTGAATGGATTATCGTTGATGACGGAACTGATAAAATTAAAGACCTTATTTATGAATCTAACATAGTTCAAATTAGATATTTTGAAGTTGAAAATAAAATGACATTAGGTGCTAAACGTAACTATATGCATCAATATGTTAGAGGTTCTATTATTGTATATATGGATGATGATGATTATTATCCACCTGAGAGAATTTCTCATTCTGTTGAAATGCTTACTAAAAACGAAGAAGTATTATGTGCTGGTTCAAGTGAAATATATGTTTACTACAAAGATATGAAAAAAATGATGCAAGCTGGACCTTATGGTCCAAATCACGCTACCGCAGGAACTTTCGCATTTAAAACTGAACTTTTAAAACAAACACATTATAATAATGATGCTTCTTTAGCTGAAGAAAGAGAATTCTTAAAAGGATACACTATTCCGTTTGTTCAATTAGATCCTTTAAAAACTATTTTAGTTTTTTCACACAATCATAATACATTTGATAAAAGAAGAATGTTTGATACTTCACATCCTGATTTTTTTAAAGAATCTGAAAAAACTGTTGAATCATTTATTCGAAATGATTTTGAAAATAATATTAAAGATTTCTTTTTAATAAATATCGACCAATTATTAGATGATTATAAACCGGGTTTACCTGAAATGAAACCTGATGTATTAAAACAAATTAAAGTAATTGAAGCACAAAGAAAAGAACTTATTGAACAACAAAAAATGGCAGCACAAAATGGACCTATTGTTATGCAACAACCTGGTAAAGAACCTATTAAATTAAATAGTATGCAAGTTATTCAAATTATTGAACAACAAAAACAACAAATTATTGAACTTCAGAAACAAAATGAAAATATAAAACAAATGTATTTTCAAATGCAAAATACTAATAGTATGTTACAACAATCATTACAACAAGCCAATATATTATTACAAAAACATAATGTTATTGGTGATTTAAATAATATTCAACTTTCATTTACTGATAAACCTAAAACTTTACCTGATAAATTTGTTAATATTAAATAAATTTTTATTTATATGTAATAGAATTTGTATTACATATAATTATTTAGTCAGATTTAACCTCTTCGACATTAACATCTTCAGACTTCTTTGTAAACATTTGTACACTTTCCCAAATCTTTGCGGATTCTTGCATATTGAAAGCTCCACGACGTTGAGCTAAGTCAAGAAATGCTACTAATACATTTAATGCTTGGTTCTCTGTCTTTACTTCTAAATCAAATACACTAACTTGTTTTGTTTCAGGTGTTGTTTCACTCACAGGTGTCATTTCGTTGGTAAGTTCTTGTCCGCTAACGTCCATTATATATGTTTTAAATATATTAATTATTACTATTTTTTACGCATTTAATTCTCTATTTCTTCATCTATTATAATATCCTTTTTTACCGCTTTATCTAAATATCTATAAATACGTTTTATATCTAGTTTTGTTATACTTGTTAATTCAAATAAATTTTCGACATTATTTAATAACTCTAAATTATTACTAAAATCTCCCTCTAAAAATAACCTTAGTTCTTGAAAAAACCCTATTATATCTTTTTTATCTAAATCTAATTGTTGTGTTAAACCAAAAATAAATAGCATATTGTTGTATTCTGTTGAGTATTTTGTCAATACTTTTGTAAAACGAATCTCCGATAAATATTTTATACTTTCATCGCTAATATTATTATGATAAATTTTATTATTATAGAATGTTTTTATTAGTGAACTCATCTCATTAAATTGCCAAATTTGTTTTTGAAATGTTATTCTATCTATATAATCAGCAAAACATATATTATTCAAAATTTTTGAATATAATGGATAAGATTTTTTTATATCTATATGTGATAATATATCTATTATGTTCTCATGCCAAAGTAATGCTACTATCGTACGATCTGTTTCATTCATAAAATAATCGTGTTTACTAAATTCTACATTCTTTCTCAATAATGATTGAGTTATTTTTTTTGAATCTTCGTCGTATAGTTTTGTGCGAAAAATTTCTATTAACTGACCGTTATTTAACAACTCTGGTTTCAATCTTATTAAATTACAAATAAAATTTAATTTACGAATATCACCTTGAATATATTTCAATATTTCTTGTGCCATCTTTTTTTTGATTTTATTATAATTTGGAATTAATTCCTTTAATATTATACTTGTTTGTTCTTCCGTAGGTGTTTGTAATTCAAATACATTACATACTTTCATTAGTTCTTTGATTTTTTTATCAATATAATAATTTCCAATACAGATTATTGGTGATGTACACGTGCTTTCTTGTCTTTGTTTTTTTGTTTTCTTTTGACGAATTAATTTAATTAATGCTGTTATACCTCCTTTATCGCCATTATTCATACCATCTATTTCATCCA